GCGTAGAATCTCACATTGGGATTATTGTGTACTCTTTTCCATCTTTCCCGGATACGCTTCATAAAGTCCTGCAGGTCTTTTTTGTACAGGCTTGCCACCTTGATGACTTCGCCTGTCTTTTTATCCACTGCAGGGACCAGGAGGTGCTGTATGTGTTCTTCGTCGTATGTGAGAGTAAGCCAGTAGTTTGCTTTCCACATTTTGGCTTCCAAGTAACATCTGTCGGCCCACTGTTTCGAATACTCGAGACGGCAGCCGGTACACTTGCCGCACGGTATGATAATTCTTTCGTCCGTGTAGGGATTGACTCCCTTACTCAAAAGTGATTCCGGCGCCGTCTTCCAGTTTTCGTTTCGGAGGTCCCCGTATATATACACGGAACCGTCCTTCTTTCGCCATCCTATCATTGGCGTATAGCATGGCATTTTTGGTCCTCCATTTGCACTCAGCTCCATTATAGCTTGTTGTAATGGAGCTGAGTGACAGAAATTACGGTCTCATCGGCCAATAAAGCCGGCGAGAAGTTTCCCAAACTCGGTCTTCGACTGGTGTTGTTCGTGAATCGACAGCTTGATGATGTCTCCCAGGAGACCAAGTCCGTCTTTGACTATGCCTTTCGCGCTGGTCGCTTGTTTACCGCTTGCGGAGTATCCACGGCCCTGGGACCCGGATGCCGAAAAACCTTGTCCGGTTGACCCGGAAGATGTGAATCCGGACCCTTGTGCGCCTCCGCCCATAGACCCCGACGCCGCAAAGCCCCCTCCCATGGCCCCAGAGGGCGTAGAAGCCCCCTGATTGAGTGCGGCTAGTATAGGATTAAGGCCAGCGGCTTTAAGGTCCTTTACGGCCCTCTGATAGCTTGTATTGGACATCTCGGTTTGGTACTTCCTTTGGAGCTCAGCTTGCTGTGCTTCCCACTGCATGGCTTGTTGTGCTGATGCAGTTTGGAATTCTCTGTTTGCAGCCGCCTCAGCTGCTTGCCAGTTACGGTTTATCTCAGCTTGCTGAGCATCCCAGTCCATCGCCTTTTGATTCATGGCTTCCTGCCATTGGCGATTCAGTGCCGCTTCGCTGGCGCTGAACTGCATAGCCTGTTGTGCGCTGCTTTGTTGGAATTGGCGATTGAGTGCAGCTTGCTGGGCATCCCAATTCATGGCCATTTGTGCGCTGGTCATCTCGTTTAGGAATGCCTGTTGTGCTGCTTGCTGATTGCGTTGCCAATCCCGGTCCGCAATCTGTTGTTCATATTGGACGTTCCAGTTATCCTTTGAGGGATAATTTGCTCCAGTAGCAAATGCCCCTTTGAAAAAGTCCAGGAATCCCATTCTTGGTTTCCCCCTTAGTGATGGTCAATCAGTCCAGGGATACTGTAGATAGGCATAGGCCGAGTGCATTTGCATTTGAACCAGAAGTCTGCAATGTACTGGTCTTCTAGTGTGGACTGTACCGCCAGGGTCCTGTCCACGTTCTTGTAGGTTTCCTGTATCCATTCTGCCGATAGTTTCGGCAGTGCTTCATAGTAGTCCGCGTAGTGCCACGCGTCCAGGCTTCCATTGACGTTGCTTCGGAACGCCGAGCTTACCCGGCTCGGTTTATACCGGTATTCTGCCCAGGCTTCTTGATAGCCAAAGGCTTCTTCGTTCATGCTTTTGACTTGTTGCAGGTAGATTTCTTTGTTCAGGATGGCTTGTTCTCCGATATTCGCCAGAGCCGGCCAATAGAAATCGAATCGATTTTTCCGGTTCCAGATTTTCTCCAGTCCCTGCTGATAGGTGTGTTCGGTTCGTACACACGCCAGCCCTAGCACGTACCCGTGTTCTACAAACGAGTGTTTGAAATAGCTCCCCTGGTTGCCTGTAAGGGAATAAGCACCAGTGTTGCCTTGTGGTGTGGTCCCTTCCATCGTACCAGATGTCTGGATAACCTGGTCAATGTTAATCGGAATCCGTTCGCCGCCCAGGTATTCAGGTCTCTGTAACCGGGCGTCTGGAGACGTTACTCCGAAATGAGATTTTATAATCTCAATATATCTCGTACCGCCCCGTGCATCCCGTTCATAGAGTTTTTGAAGCTGGAATGCCAGACGCAGTTCGTTGATTGTGGCCGCTGTTGCATTTCCCAGGTCTGCGGCCAAGTTGTTTGGTATTGCGTTTTGTCTTTCTAGGACTGTTGTATAGCTATTGTCAAATGATAGTTTTCCTGCCTTTGTGCCTGTCACGCTTATGCCTAGGTTGTGCACTTTGCCGACTTCAGTAAAGCTGTTTGAACTGAATGTAACGGGCTGGTTACTTATGGTAGTGTTGGCTTTGTCCATTGTTATAACCGGTGCCATTGAACCCAGCGGCAACAGTACGTCTGGTCCCTTCTGAGGCTCAGGAAGTGCCCCTGTAAAGTAGTCGAAGTACTTGTTTACCGGCAGAAGATTGGCCCCTTGTAAAGCTGCTTGGTTCTCAAATGTGATTGAGTTTCCTTCTGGTATCAGGTGTCTACCGTTGGTCTGTGAATCGCCGGTGTCGATGAGGACCGGGTCCTGTAGGTTCTGGTCCCGAAACCATTCGTTCCAAATTAGGCAGTATGCCCGGAAAGGTAGATGGTTGACACTGTATTCTGGATTGGTTTGTGAAGCTCCAGGCCCTACCTGGGTAGGAATGCCCATATAGTCTGCCAGGGTTCCTTTTTCCCATCCCGGTGTTATTGTTCCGGTGCCCAACGGAGGTGCCATCTGCGGAATGCTGTATTCTACAGTCTGTTCCCATTTGCTGGTTGTGTTTTCGCCGTTGAACTCCTTCCAGTGGTCCCAAACCAGTCGGTTTGGGACGAAGAAGAAATAAATGTCCAGGTTGGCGTTGTCCATGACAGGGAAGATAGGCGTACTTCCCCGTATAATGGCCGACGTTTTCATTTCGAAGGTATCCCCAGGTAAAACCTCGTCCACATAGATGGGCACCAATTTGCCCGCATTAAACGTTGTTTTGTGCCCACTGGAGCGGTCAAAGGTGGACCGCTGTATGTCTACCTGCGGAGCTTGTGCGAAACGGCTGTTACTGTTTCGGTTCATTTTCTTTTCCCTCCTGCGCTTTTGGTTCAGGTTCCTTGGGTTCAGGTTCCTTCTTCAGTTTCTGCAATCCTTCTCCTGAAAGGATTTCGGCCATGAAGACTGTCGGGTCGTTTCCGAATTTTTCCTTGATGTCGATAGGCAGCGATGCGAATTTTGCCTGCACGTCCTGGATGCGCTTCTGCGCCTCGATGATGTTTGTTGGCATGTCGCTGATGTCGGCATAGATGCCGTTTTCGTGTCCCAGTGCTGTCGGGTCCCCTTCTTCAAATCGACGGATGATATTTTCGATTTTCGTCGGTTCGAGGCATTCCTGGATTTTCTCGTAAATGTTTTCCCGTCCGGTTATTTTCAGGACTTTCGCCCCGGTTTCGCTGTCTACGTCAATGACGCATTTTTCAGCCCATTCACTTCCCGCTGGAGACGGTTTCCGTTCCGGCAGATTCAGCCGGCTGTAAAACCTTGGCGTGTTTGAGGTTGTTTTTGCCACGTGAGACTACCTCCTGTTTTGATATTGTGAGTTCATTTTCTTCGGTGTCGATGTCCGCCATCCGGCAGAGGACCAGGGACCGTGCGTCGAATTCCTTCGTCGCCTTGTGAAAATTTCCGCTGGCGTCCTTGTCGTTTTGGTGGATGCTCATCATGATGACCTGGTGCAGTTTGGTGTCGTAGATGCTGTACAGATAGCCTTTCACAGTCTGATGCCTCCTCGCATGATTTTAGGCGTGATGTTGATTTGCTTCGTGGTCCCTGCGGTGCGCATAAACATTCTGTGGTCCCCTCGTCTTGCTTTACGTCTGTATGACATTGTTATCACCTCCTTCCTGCTTGATATTATCATATTCCTTCGCGCTGACGTTTGCAAGTAGCCGGAAGGAAATCCACGCGTTTTTGGTTTCTGTGGCCTTCTCCATCATGATAAGTTCGTTCAGGACCTTGGTTTGTTTGTTGGTTAGATTAAACATTGATTTTGTCTCCCTTCCCGTATGCCATTTTGATTTTGTCAAAGTCTTCCAGCAGCTTGCAGAGTGTTGTAAATGCTTCATAGTCCAGTTCGCGGAACGCTTTATCTGCCCGCGCCCTTGTGATGTTAATCATCATATCCTGTATTTGCATCGAAATTTCTCCTCCATGATTTTTTCAAATGCGTATTTTGGGTTTTTGCTGTGTCTGACTTCTCCGTTTTTGGTTTTCCATGCGTAGACTTCTTCGTACCAGTCAGTCTCTCCCTTCTTGTAGGTTCTTACCCATTTTAGTGCGTCATCGCCGTACCATCTTGTTATCTCCTCCATTTCCTCTTGGCTGAAAGCCACTTCTGTTTGTCTGGTCATAAATTTTTCGACCAGCCTTCCGATTCCTTCGTGTGCAATCATGCTGCCGATTAGTACGTATGTGCTTTTCATTGTTTTTATCTCCTTTCTTTTCTTTATCTATATTATATCATTTTTTTAATTTTTTGCATTAATTATTTTTTTATGTTTTTTCAACTATTTTTCGATTTTTTGTAAAGGTTCGTCCCTTTCCTTATTGGCCTGCTGGCCATAAAAGCGTCGGGGGTCCCTTTAGGGTGCCGGCGCGGCCAGCACAAAGCCCCCGGATTTCTCCGGGGGCTTCCTTCACGTCACAGCTTGCGTTGGAGTGCTTTTATAGTGTCCTGCTTAACCTGTTCCTCAAGTTTATAATATTCTATTCGCGGTAATGTTGTTTTTCCAACAAGTCGATATTTGAACTGGTGCTCTGCCACATTTTTCCGTAATTCTTGTATTTCTTCGAATTTTTTCGGATTTTCCAGTTTAAACAACTTGTCGAAATACTTTGGTGGTTTTCTGGTCTGTGCGCCCCCTTTCGCTTTTGCATATGCGATACCGTCCTTGCTGTATATTTCATCCTTGTGCGCTTCATAGTACCCGTATCCGATTCCAGGCCTTCTGGAGCAGAGGCAGAATTCCGGATTTATTCCGGCTTCTGCGTATTCCTGTTTTGCCCATTTCCCTTTGCGTTTTTTCATCATGTAGCGCGCGGTATAGGCAGCCGTCAGCCACGAATTTCGGTTTATGGTTACATTTCCCATGTCCCATATTTTGCTGACCTCCTCGGATTGGAATACCGCAAAGCCATTCTTGTTTGCGATGAGTTTTAGGTCTGGTATCACAAAGTTGAATAAGATGACATGAAAGTGAGGTGGGTG